TTGTCGCCGATTGCCTCTGCGCGTCTGGCAATCGACACGGCCGCGGGCGCGATGCGCTCGAACCGACAGATCTTCGACTCCGGCATGATGCTGTCGGGCGTCATCGGTCCCGCCGACAAGACGTCAAGCCTGACCCGCGATCAGGCCGAACAACTTAGCCAGATGCTGGAGCGCCGGTTCAAGGGCGCTGACAAGGCGCACCGCACGGCGGTCCTGACGCAGCCGATCTCGTTCACGCCGATGAACCTGACGCCGAAGGACGCCGAGTTCCTGTCCCTGATGTCGTACGGGGTCCGCGAGGTGTGCACCGTGTATGGCGTCGCGCCGCAACTGATCGGCGACCAGACGCATTCGACCTACTCCAATTACGAGCAGGCCGCGAAGGCGTTGTGGACGGACACGCTGCTACCTGAGGCGCGGTTCCTGGCCGACGAGATCACTGAACAGTTGGTCCCGCTGTTCGGCACCGAGGCCGACGAGGTCGAGTTTGACGCGTCGGACATCGAGACGTTGCAAGAGGATCGCGCCGAGGTCATCGACCAGGTGGTCAAACTTGTCGGCGTCGGCGTACCGTTGAACCGCGCGTTGCAGGAACTGGCACCACGGTTCCTTCCGCCAGGCAAAACCGGCTACGCATGGGGCGATGCGGCATGGCTGCCAGCCACGTTGGTACCGGTCAGCGATGCAAGCGCACCCGCGCCAACCACACCGGCACCAGCACCTATCAAGGCATTGCAAGCCATTGAATGGCCGACGTTGGCGCTTCCCTTAACGGCACCCGTCATTGAGGTTACCTCGAAAGCGTGGGTGGAATACGGCAGCGTCGAGCACCAGAAAATCTGGAAAGCGTTCACCGACCGCACCGACAAGCACGAGGCGCGGTTCATGGCTGCACTGCGTGAGTATTTCCGGCGCCAAGGCGACAGCGTCAGCGCCAAACTTCGAGCCAAAGCCATCAAGGACGCGGGGGACGCGCAGGCGGACCCGTTCGACCTTGCCACATGGAACCGTCAATTGCGCGCGCTCGGGTTGCCGTTGATCGGCGCGACGATGGAGGACGGCGGACAAGCCACGTTGGACGACCTGAATATTGCCATGTCGTTTGACCTCGGAGACCCGCGCGCGGTCACCATCCTCGAGGGGAGGGCACAACGGTTTGCGCGTTCCGTTAACGAAACGACGTGGAATACGTTGCAACTGAGCCTGGCGGCCGGGCTGGCGTCTGGCGAGGACATCCCGACATTGCAGTTGCGTGTGGCGCAGGTATTCACCGACGCCGCGACGTGGCGAACCGAAGCCATTGCGCGCACCGAGGTCATCGGCGCATCCAACGCGGGCAGTCTTGAAGGTGCCAAGCAATCCGGCGTCGTCACCGGCAAGAACTGGCTTGCGGCACTGGACGCGCGGACCCGCGAGACGCACGTTGTGGCACACCGTGACGCGCGGAACCGCAACGTACCAATCGATGCCGATTTCCACGTCGGCGATGACACCGGACCTGCACCACACCAGTTGCCATCGGCGAAGGAAGTCGTCAACTGTCGGTGCACCATGACCTTCGAAATAGGCTAGGATTGATGCCAATGGACGCACGCCAGTACACCAACGCTGGGTTTAGCACGAAGCAGGTGGGGCCTGACGGCGTCCCGCTCTACACGTTCGTGATCACCACCGACCGCATGGACCGGCAAGGCGAAATCGTCACGGTTGATGGGTGGGACTTCACCTCGTACCTGACCAACCCGGTCGTGCTCGACAGCCACTCGTACGAAAGTATTGAGTCCATCGTCGGGCGGTGCGTGGCGATCAACCAGGACGCCAACGGCTGGACCGCGGACATCCGGTTCAACGACTCCGAGTATGGCGCACTTGCGCGATCACTTGTCGACGGTGGCGACCTTCGCGCCGTCTCGGTGGGTTTTCGACCGCTTGCAATTGAATACCCTGACATGGCGGCATTGCGGGCATCTCGCTCCGTCGATGACGAGACCATGAAAGCGGTTGTGAGCGTGGCACCCGACCCATCCATTGCCGTCAGGCACGTACGCAAAGAGTTGTTGGAAATTTCCGTCGTCCCGATCCCGGCCAATGCCGATGCCATTCGCATCCGCTCGATGGTTCCGCATCGCTCGCCGGTTGTCGACAACGTGACGCGTGGCGCGATCCCTTATCGCAAGACGGGACTTGCGCCCGAAAGCCAATCTTGGGACGGTCCAGCCGAGACAGCAAAGGCGAGCGTGGACGATCTTAAGCGGATGTGCGCGTGGGTCGATCCTGAACGTGCCGATGTCGAGGCGGGTTACAAACTCGCGCACCACACCGTGGCCGGGCCATACGATTGTGTGTGGCGTGGCGTCGCGCAGTGTATGTCGATCATGTTTGGTGGCCGAGGCGGCGTCATGATGCCGGACGCGGACCGCAAACCGGTGTACGACCACCTTGCGAAGCATTACACCGACTTTGGGCGGGAGGCGCCAGCCTGGAAAGCCATCGAGGAGACGCGCATTGCCGCGTTGTCGAACGATGCGGACACAATTCCCGTTGCAGGGTTTGCGGATGCGGTGTGGCCGTTGGTCGCCAGCGCGATGCTGGCGGTGCTGACGGACACGGAGACCACGGACGCGGTGCGACGCCGCGCCTACAATGGACTCGAACGCGTTTACAAGGCCTTGGATAAGGAACCGCCGGATTATGTCCCGGCGGACACCGTTGCCAAACTCGGCATGGCCGAGCGTTTCGGATTGTTTTGGGAGGGCGAAGCGGATCATGCGAAAGCGGGTCGCGTTTTGTCCGGCAGCAACGAGATGCGGCTACGCCAAGCGCTGGACCTGATCACTCAGGTATTGGCGTCATTGGGTGGAGGCGACGCACCGGCACCGGAAGTTCCGGCGCCGACATTACCCTACGGAGGCGAAGGACTCGCCGCCAATCTTGACGCTCTCAAGGCGTTCTTGGAGAAACAATAATGTCAACCGCTGATATCGGAACCATCCTCAACGACGTGCAGGCGCGGCTGAAGAGTTTGCCTGAGCATGTCACCAACGACGCAGCCTTTGAGGCACGCGCCGCAGCAATCGCCAAGCAGATCATCGAGGCCGAATTGTCCAATCCCAACAGCGAATTTGTCCGCAAGATCAGGTTCGGTGGTGACACCAAACTCATCGGGTCAAAGTTTGCGCGTCACAACCTCAGCATCTCGGACGTGGAGTTTCTTTACGACATCGCCGTTGCCGAGCAGCGCGCGGGGCGTGGACGCGGGCCATCAACTGACTTAGAGAACGCGTTCAAGGCCATCAGCGATGCGCACTACATGCCGGAGGCAGAGGTCAAGGCTATTGACCAGCGTGCCATCGACAACCTTTTCCCGCGTGTGCCGATCTCGTCCTTTGCGGGTGCGGATCGCGAACTTGCATCCAAGGGGATGTGGTGGGCAACCAGCGCGTACCGCAAGGCAATGGACTCGGCCGAGTCCGGCTTCGGTAGCCAGTTGATCGGCGCGCAATACGTCCGTGACCTGTGGATGTCTGCGCAGGCCGAGAGCCGCATCATGGCGCTCATCCCGCAATTCGAGATGACCGACCCGACGGTGTATGTGCCGGTCGAGGCGGACCTGCCGGAGATGCTCCTGTTCAGTGAGGCGACGACCTACAACGCAAGTGCGAACACGTCGACGAAGACGGGTAGCAACCGCGTTGCGATCACCGCGTCCAAACTCGGCTTCAACCAGTATTGGTCGGGCGAACTCGACGAGGATTCGATCATCCCGTTCGTGCCGTTCCTTCGGGCGCAACTCGCACGTGCCACCGCGCACTACATGGATAGCCTGATCCTCAACGGTGACACGACCAACACCGCCACTGGCAACATCAACCTGGACGACGCCGATCCGGCTGATACCAAGCACTACTTGGCGTTCAACGGCATCCGCAAGGTCGGCATCACCGACAATACCGCGAACAAAAAGGACGCGGCTGGCGCGGTGACGTGGAACCTGCTCAAGGGCCAGCAGGCGCGCATGCGATCAGACGCGTTCCTTCAGGACTGGGGTCATCCGACCAACCCGGCGGACCTGATCTACGTCGCCGATCCTGACACCGCCGACAAGTGCGCGAGCCTTGATGAGGTAATCTCGGTCGACAAGTTCGGACCATCCGCAACCGTCCTTACCGGACAGTTGGGACGCATCGGCCAGTCGCCATTGATCACCTCGATGGCGATGTCGAAGACTGAGGCGGACGGCAAGGTGTCAACGACCAGCGCCAACAACGTCAAGGGCCAGGTTGCCGCGTTCAACCGCAACGGGTTCCGTCTCGGGTTCCGCCGACGCATCCGCGTCGAGACCTTCCGCGACATCAAGACCGATCAGTTCGTAATCGCGCTCTACGTCCGTGCGGGTCTCGGCCGGTACTCCGGTACGGGCGCTGTATCGGGCATCGAGTGCGCCGACGTCCTGTACAACATCACCGTCGCCTAACACGCGACACCAGCCGATGGGCAGGTGACGGTCGGGCGACCGACCGTCACGCTTGCCTGAAGGAACGCACACATGACCGCCATTGAACGCATCATTTCCAAGGGCCAGTTGATCGCGCTGAACTTCGGGCAGTCCGACGTGGCTGACAGCCAGACCGCCGTCGCCATGAACATAGTCGAGGTGCGCGACATCGCCGCAACCACTGACGACGTGCTTGCGGTACCGGGATACACCCTGCCGTTCGACTTCGAGATCGTCGGTGTCTCCATCCGCGCAAGCACCGCACGCACGGCCGGGACGCTGACCGCGGATGCCACGATTGATGGCACCGTCACCGGATTGCAGGCTGCGCTGAACGCGACTGACACGACCGCAGCGTATGCCAAGCAGCCTCGCGAGAGCGACCGCGGCGTTGCCGGATCGTACGTCGGCGTCAAGTTGACCACGGCATCATGGACGCCGATCACCGCCGACATCGTGGTAACGGTATGGGTGCTGGCGTTTCTCGAAGGCATCTAACACGACGGGTGCAGGTGCGTGCCGGTCTTCGGCATGCGCCCATGCACCGTGCAATTCTGGAGGTTTACGATGGCGCGTCAATCCGGCGTGACGGCAATGCAGACCGCGGCGGTAGCGACTGGCGCGGGGACGTCGATCCTCATGGCGGGATACAACCGGGCGATGTTCCAAGTGAGCGGCACGTTCGTCGGGACGATCACCTTCCAGGGGACCGTTGACGGGACCAACTTCGTGACGTACGCGCTCTCGGACTTGTCAACCACAGCGCGCACGCACTCGACCACGCAGACCACGCCTGGTGTGTACATCGCTGACGATGCCTCCGGCTTGACGGCGATCCGCGCCAACATCACGGCGTATACGTCCGGCAGCATCACCGTCGTCGGTTCGGCGAGCGAATAACGATGTCCGGACCGCTCGGCACAAGTGGCGGTGGCGCAGCCGGAGTGACATCCGTGACCGCCGGTAACGGCATCACGGTCACCGGCACGACGACGCCGACGATTGCAGCCTCGATTGCGGCTGGCACCGGCGTGTCGATTGCAGGCACGACCACGCTGACGGTCAGCGCGACCGGCGTCAACAGCGTAAGCGCAGGCACCGGCATCAGCGTGTCCGGCACCACGGCGCTCACGGTCAGTGCAACCGGCGTGCAATCGCTGACCGCGGGCAATGGCATCACCGTCTCGGGAACCACGACGCCGACCGTTTCGGCGAGCCTCGCGGCTGGCACCGGCATCGGGATCAGTGGCACAACCACGCTGAGTGTCAGCAACACCGGCGTGACCAGCCTCGCAGGCACCGGCATCAGCGTCAGCGCATCCACCGGGGCCGTCACGATCACCGCGCCCGTGGTGGCTGGTGGCACCGGGATCACGGTTGCCGGGTCGCAGACCACAAGCCTGTCGATCAGCAACACCGGCGTGACCAGCATTGTCGCCGGAACGAACGTGTCGATCTCCGGCGCAACGGGTGCCGTCACGGTCAACGCACCGGCGTTTGCCACTCCCGGATCGTCAGCGGTGGGTGACAGCGCAGCCGCTGGCACGGCGACCACGGTAGCGCGGTCAGACCACACGCACGGACGCGAGGCATTTGCCACGCCTGGCGCATCCGCAGTTGCGGACACGGCGTCAGCAGGCAGTGCGACAACGGTGGCGCGGTCAGACCATCGCCACAGTCGCGAGGCGTTCGGCACGACCATCACCGCATCCACGATTGGCGGGACGGCTGCGGCGGGCACGTCAACCGGTGTGGCGCGGGAGGATCACAAGCACGCGTTTCCCGCCGGTGCAGCACCCTCGGCATTGACGGTGTCCAGCACGCAGGCGACGGGCACCAGTGCCAGTCCGGCGTTGGCAGATCATGTCCACGCGATGCCGGGATCAGCAATCGCAGGCGCATCGGCAGTCGGCGACACCGCAGCGACTGGAACTGCAACCACCGT